CACGGTTGAATTTTGTGGACGTGTGGATGTGTACGCATCAAGCGCCCTATCCGTCTCAGTCCGTGTCTGCGGTGTGATGCGCGACTCATCGCCTTCGCGACGTTCCGCGCCCCTTTCGAGTACGCGAATACGGCGCTCCGTAAACGCCATCATTGCTTCAGCGCGCTTACGACTTTCCTCGTCGCGAGCAGTGTCCCTTGCGACCCGTGCGCGGAGATAATCCTCTCGCACCGCGACTACACGTTCCTGCTGACTCAACCGCTCAAGCGTTGCGTCATAGCGGTCGCTGTGTCTATTCATGGCGTCGTCAAGCGCGCGTTCACGTAGCGACAATGAATCACGCCCAAGTTCTTCCAGAGTACTCACACGCTGCTGCCGTGTGGCCGCGACTCGCGCCTGGATTCGAGTCCTCGCAGCGTCCGTTTCAGCGCGCGTCATACCGGCAGCGGCGGATGTGCTTACGCCTTGCGACAGAACATCGGTAAGTTTACCGCGCTCAGCGTCAAGGCTTGCGCGCAGCCTTTCCGCCTGTTCGTTGTTCCCCGCAGTAACGGCGTCTTCGTATTCACCTTCCATACGCGCGATACTGCGCGTGAGGTTGATAGCCTCACCGCCTCGGGCATCGAACGCTCGGCGTTCGGCGCGGTCTTCGCGGCGCAAAGCCAACTCTGCCCCTTGCAGTCCCTCACGCGCACGCGCGGCGCGGCTGGATTCATCAAGCTGCCGCACTTGCAGTTGGTGCGTCATTGACCACTTCGGGTCGAGCATGGTCGTCGCGTACCGAGACACCTGATCAAGCGGCACAGTCATGCGTTGCGGTTCGCCCTGGCCGGATTCAGGCGTGCGTACGATCTCAATGGCCCGCCCGTTCGCCGCGACTCGGAAGTCGTCTTTGAATCCGTCAGGCATAAAGTTCGAGGCGCCAAAAAGCGCCCGCGTCGCCCCCTGAGCGTCCCCGGCTTCAGCCGCGGCGACTGCGAGAGAAATCATTTGGCCAAACCCACGCTGACGCTGTTGGTCGAGCATACCGACAACGCGCACCGCCTGATCTGGCGGCAGGAGTTCCATGGCGTCGTTGATGCGGCGCTCGTAGTAGGTGTTCCAGTGCTGACGGGTGAGAGGACCGCGTACACCACCGTTTGCCGCCGCTACTTCGCTTACCAACTGCTGCGGGCCGCGCGTGTCACCTGTTTGCCCAGGCACGTTACCTTGGGAGCCCGCGACTACACCGGCAGCGGTAGCCATAAGTACGGGATCACCACTGTTCGCAGCGCGCTCGAAATCTTCCGGTGAAACTGGCGGGCGCTGAGATGGACCTCCTGATCCCGCAACGCCCGTCTGGACCGGCGCTTGTGGTGTCGTCGCTGGAGCCTGAGAAGGAGTAGGCGCCGCCTGCGCGGGGGCGCCGGCAAGTGCCCCCTGAACCGCGCCTTGTTGTGGTTGTGGCGTGGCGGCGGGAGCAGAGCCTTGCTCTTGCGGCGCACCCTCGGGTGCCGGCGCTGCCTGCGGCGCCCGCACAGTGGCGTTCGGGTCAATCCCCAACTCACGCTGCAACTCGCGACCACGGCGCTGAAACTCCTCCGCGCCTTCGCGTTGGTTGCGAAAATATGCTGCCTGCTCACGTTGAAGGGAGGCGCGGGCCATCGTGCCGTATACGGCGGTGAACCCGCTGATTAGACCTTCACCAAACGAAGCCATCTTCTACCCTCCTATTATGCCGGCAGTACCGCCAAGTCATAGCGCACCCTAGCGTATCCGTCAGGTCCGATCAGAACGGCGTTGGGGTGTACCTTAGCAACTTCGTCAGCCATAAACCCGGTCTGTAGCGGGCCACCCCAAATGTAGCGCCATACGTACACCGGCAGGCCATTCATCCATGTGCCAATACGGCGTATTTCACGCTTCAGGCGACGATCAGAAGGCGGTAAACCGCCACCAGCACCGCCACCACCACCACCGCGCCCGGCGCCACCTAGCGCGCCAGCAAGCGCGAGAGATGCGCCGCCAGTGTAAATCGAGCCAGCGAGCCCTGCCAGACCCCCAATCGCTGCGCCGATGCCAGCCGACGCTTGCGCTCGCGCCTGCTGCCCCGCCGCGTAGGTTTGGCCTTGAGCAGCGACGTTCGAGCCCCAATTCTGCAAGAAGCCAGATTGCAAGCCAGACCACTGCATGCCGGTGCCCATGGTGTTCGCGCCCGATGCCGTCGTCTGAAGGTTCGACTGTACCGCGCCGCCACCGGCCTGCTGCGCTGTGGTGTACGCCTGCGCGATGCTGCCTGGATACCCGCGACCGATATTGATGACTTCACCGCGGAGGGCGCGACTCACGTTCTCCACCTGAGTCCTAGCGGCGTTGGCCGCGCCTGCACCGGCAGCGGCTTGAGTTATGCGCGCGGAGCGGTCGAGCGCGCCAGCACGCGCCATGGACGGGTCAACCCCGTAGCTTTCTAGGGTCGCCAAAGCACCGCGGCGCTGCGCGTCAAACGCCTGCGCCACGTCAGCCTGCGCCTTACCCGCTTCAAGCGCCTGACGCTCCGGTGTGGCGTAATCTGCCGCCTCACGCGCGAGCGCGTCTTCTACTGGCTGGAAAACCTCTTGGTATCGCGCGCGTTCGCGTGCGCCCGCTTCCGACTCAGCGACCATGTTCGGCAGCATGACATCGAGGAACCGCTGCGTCACTTCACGGTCTTGAGCGTACTGTTCACGCGCCCAAGCAAGCTGCTCGCGGGAAACCTGCGCGGCAAGTTCCGCTGCTTCCTTGTTCGCTTGCGCTACTGGCGCGTAGTCGGGAGCCGCGACTTTTTGACCCTTACCGCCGCCCATATCAGCCCCCTTTCAGGTTGCGTGGCTTGATCCGCAACCATCTGCACTCGTCACGTTCCATACATACCACAACCCCGGCACCGGAAACAAATAGTCCCGGCAGCACGGCTTGCACCTTGAACCCCAACTTCAGGTCGAAGTTCAACGCCTGCTCGTTGTCGCTTTCTACCACGCCGTACAACCGGCTGCATCCAAGCTGGACGAAGGGATAGTGGAACGTACACCAGAGCATGTCCGGTATGATCCATTTCTCGTTGCGCGCCCCGACATGAATCCAGATCGAGGCCCCCGTGTAGGAGCAGAAAATGACCCCGCCATGCACGCGAGACGGACTCCCAATAGGCTGCGAGTCGTCCACAACCCCTATCGTCGTATGCGCGCCGGGGACGTATTCACACTTGGCGCGGTCGGCCACGAACTCCCCAACTTGCACGTCGTTGAGAACCACGGTCTTCATACGTGGCCCCCATCGGCGTATTTCCACACTAGGCCGTCGCTGACCACGATATGTCTCCCGCCCTGCCCGTCCTCGATATAGGCGATGCAGTATTTCCAATCACGCGCAATCGGCAGTGTTTGGACAGTGAACACCTGCAACTGGATGGGCTTTAGCTCCAAGTCGCGCTTCAACACAGCCGCGAGTTGCCCGCTGCCGCGCGTCCCGATAAGAATCTCGACGACCTGTTTCAGTGCGTCAATCGTCCGATATAGGCTCTTAATGGTTTCAGTGACGGTTGGGACAGCCGGGAACCTCTCAGACATCGGCCAACTCCTTAGATGTCTCGGCCACCTGAAGATTATACACTGGTACGGCGGTGTTTATCTCAAACTGCCACCTCTCCGACTTGAATCCGCTCGGCAATCTGTAGACAACACCATCCTCGACAACGCTTTGCCAAACGAGGTCTTTCCCGGCGTAAACCGTCACTTCGCACTTCCCGTTTTGTGTCAAAATCAGTTCAGGGTTCTCCTTGACGATTCCGTACCAATAAGGCCACACTTTTGTCGGATAATCATTCCCAGGTGGGTACTCTCCGTCTAACGGGTCTACGTTGATGGTGCGACCGTTTATTTGGTTGTAGCCAATAATAGACACATATTCAGGCCATGGACCGCCAACCGGAATAGAACTTGTAGGGTCTTGTATAACCTCCAAAATGCGTATGTCAGAACTTTCAGAAATTCTTATATCGCCGGATTCTGTGATTCGCTCGAATCCCTCCACAAATGGAGATTGGACTTCCACTTCGTCGTCGAAGGAAATCATAAGCGCGCCGAGGTTTATCGGACGCTGGTACTGGAACTCTTTACTCAGCCATTGGGCCGGTATGTAGCCCGACATCAATGAGTCCCACTCATAAACGTCGTTGCCCATAGTCATGTGGACTTGCCCGGTATATGGATCAACCCACAAGCTCTGTATGGTAGAGAAATTGATGAGGTGCGTTATGTAGGGCTGGTCCCCAAGCGCGCCGTAGATAAAACCGTCCCCTGATTCACCGGCTGCGATGTACTGGGAGTCGTAGACAACTGCGTCCGAAATGAACGGCAAGAAGTCGCGCTGCCAAGCCTCGCGCCCGACTATGTTCTGCGTTACCGACGCGAGCCCCTGCGGCGAAATGAGAATGAGCCCGTTTGGAGACGCGTAGTACAATCCCTCTGGCGACGACGCGACGGAGTTTGCTGACACACAAGGTTCAACCTGCGTCAACTTCGCCATACTCATCGCTGCCGGATTGATACCAGTAACCAAGACTGGTGATACAGAGGTCAAAACAATGAGCGTCTGCCCCACAACGCCGCAGTCAATGATTGGGTGGTCCACTGACAGCGTGTACTCCGCCGGCCACGCCCACGGGCGGTATGGCTCGGAGAAAAACAAATCGCGCCCCTTCCACCCAGCGAAGAAGCCGTTGGGCATAAGCGCGATGCCCTCCATCTGAAGCGGCTCAATCCAGAGAGTCGACTCCAGAATAATACCAACCAATGCAACATCGGCATCGGATTGAGAATCGGTGTACGTCGTCGTGTTTATCGCGAACTGCGCAACGCGGAAGTATTGCGTGCCGGTAGAGCCCGATATGGTCCGGTAAAGGCGGATTCTATTGAGCCCGCGAGTCGCAGCGTTCACCGGGTTGATGAACCCCGTGACTGTCCATGTACCATTCAGGTGCCCCGTCACAGTCACCGGGTCAGAAGGTGCGCCTTCCTCATCAAATATGTTGACGTAAGTGTATACATAAGACCGCGTGACGTTGATGTTGGAGCCACCAGTGACCGTCACTGTGGGGGCGTTGGTCGGCGCCGGCACCCCTAGTTGAATGGTGGGTTGCCCCGCTTTGATGCGCGCAAAACTGTTTTGCACCGGAAACGCAGCGGTGCCGGGGGCGTTATTATCGATCCACACATACCGATCAAAAGCATCGTTCGTCAGGGGGTTTGGGAAAAAATCAGCATATTTTGAAGTAAACGGAATCCACACTGGAGCAGACGGGTCCGCAGGATCAGGAACGCGAACCGCCCATCCATAAGCCGACATCGAAGAAAAGTCTTTGATCTTTATCGGCTGACGAACGCCACGCAGTTCGCCGTTCCGCAAAGACGCATTGTACGTCTGTTCGGCCATGTTTGGCGGAAGGAGCCGCGACGATATGAGCGGTGCCATTCCTGCGAAGCGTTCAAAGCGGATACTAACCATTTATTTCATCCATCACTGCAAGCAGCGCACGGAATGTTGCTGTAGCGGGTTCGGCCAGTTCAGTTTGCTCGCGCAACTGCTTCACGAACGCCTCCGCCTCTGAAGGCAGAGGGTAGAAAACATGCGCAGTGGCGTATCGCAGCGAAGCCATAGTCTTCGCCAGAACAGCCCCGCCGCGCCGATGCGCGCCATGCAGCACATAGGCTGCTCCGAGCCTATCAGTATCGCCGGCCAGTCCCTCGGCGAAAAGCCGCGCTGCCTTGGGCTCCCGTCCAACTACACCATGTTCTGCCTGCATCATGGCGAGGTCTGCGTCCAGTAACGCAACGCGGGTCAGGTGTAGCGGGAGGTGGGGGTCGATGACTCGGTGAATCGCGCGAAACGCCGCCAGCCAATCCGCCCATTCCTGGGGCGTGACCGTGCCCGCGCTCATGCGCTGCCCGACCTCGTGAGCCTCACAGGCATGGTGCAGATCGCGCGTGGCGGCGTAGAGGCTCATCAGCAGTCCACCGCCCCGGCATACTCGGGCAGGGTTTTCAGCGCGCCGTAGATCGTTGGATACAGCGGCGCGTCGTGCGGCATCGATAGTTGGTGCGTCCGTATATCAATCGGGCGCGCGTTGCTGTTCCGCGCTTGCTCGCTGGCGTGGACTTCGACCACAACGACGGTCGAGTTCTTGTCGCCACTTATGCGCGCCACGCGGGCGTACGCCGTGGGGAAACCAACACCAAGCGGGCTGGTCGATAGGTTGAGCAAAAGAGCCATTAATAGGATACCTCCGTGGTTTCGACTGTTGCTACCCAGCGCAGATTTTTGTTGGTCTGGCCGGTGACGTTGACGACAAGCCCGCCAAGCGTAGTGTCGGCGGCTAGGGCGATGATAGCGCCAGTTGTGTTACCCGCGCCAAGATTGGTGTTGGCTCCGACCACCGTAATAGTCGGGGTGCCGAGAAGTGCTGTAGCGGCGGCATTGGCGCCGCGCTTGATCGCGCCCACCACATCCCACGCCTTACAGTCACCCGCCGCGCCCGCCGTACCGCCCGTCTGGATGCAGCTTACGCGGATGCGGAAAGTATAGAGGCTATTGTTGGGGAGGATCGGTGTGTTGGTCGTTCCTGGGGCGTCTCCGGTCGAGCTTAAACCCTGCGCCGTCCCGTTAGATGTTTCTCGGCGCAAAACATGCAAGCCATACTGAGCATCGCCAACACTTGCAAACGCGCCACTTGCGTAGGATAAACGCCCATAAAGCCCACGGGTAGTACCCTGGAGTCCACCAGGAATAGTTGAAAACGCGCCACTTGCATAGTTATACCAACCTCCACCAACCACTGCGCTTCCTTCTGTTGTGTTAATCGTACCGCCGCCAATCACTGAAAATTGTCCTGCTGCGGTGTTATAGTACCCACCGCAAATCACTGTTTCACCACCTGATGCGGTATTACCGATACCCCCGCCAATCGTGGCATTATTTGCGCCAGACGCGGTGTTACTTTGACCGCCACCAATAACGCTACGACCACCAGAAGCGATGTTGCTATAACCACCTGCGACGGTGCTTCCAAACCCAGAAGCGGTGTTGCTGTGTCCACCAGAAACGGTGGATCGATCACCAGTAGCGCTATTGGTGTGTCCACCACCAACAGACGACCATGCTCCAGAAGCAGTGTGGACGACTCCCCCGCTGATAACGGCTTGTTCGCCAGAAGCGATATTAGTGGTGCCACCGCCAATGGTCGCGTTAGCCCCAGAGGCAGTATTATTAGACCCGCCGCCTACTGTAGTGTTTTGGTTGGAAGCGGTGTTGAGAGAGCCGCCTCCAATGGTAGCCGCTTCGCCAGAAGCGATATTAGTGGTGCCACCACCAATGGTCGCGTTAGCCCCAGAGGCAGTATTAATAGACCCGCCGCCTACTGTAGTGTTTTGGTTGGAAGCGGTGTTGATCTGTCCACCACCGATTGTCGCAAGCTCACCAGAAGCGGTGTTGGTCTCTCCACCTGCGACGGTACTCCACATTTCAGAAGCGGTATTATTACTCCCACCTGCGACGGTACTTCCATACTCAGAAGCAGTATTTACAAACCCACCTGCGATGGTGGATCGTTCACCAGAAGCGGTGTTGGTCTGTCCACCTGCGACGGTACTTCCATACCCAGAAGCGGTGTTAGTGGAACCACCACCAACGGTCGCGGTGCTGCCAGAAGCGGTGTTGCTGTGTCCACCACCGATTGTCGCAAGCTCACCAGAAGCGGTGTTGTTCCAACCGCCAGATATAGTAGCACTGATACCTGAAGCTACTTGAGCCGCGATACTGCGGCGCATCTGCAAATCGACGGCTCTTTCACCACGTTTGTTACCGCCCGTAATCGTATTATCTGGTACTTGCGCCAACAGCGCGCCCGTCCCACGCGGCAAAACCGCTACGTCGATATTTGTTTCGGTGCGCTGCGCCGCGTCTGGCTCCACGAGCAAGACTGGCACCGTCGCGTTGGGAGCAGCAGCGTTGTATAGCTGCCGCCCGATGTTCAGCACCCACGCCGTACCGTTGCTTTGGTACAGCCGGCCATCCGTGCCATAGACCAACGCGCCAGCGTACACGGCGGGATTGAGTGTGATCGGGACTGCCTGCGGAATACCATGCCCCAGTAGCAGCGCGCGTCCAGAACCATACTTTTCCGTCATCACACTACCCCCCGATATGTTCAGCCGAAAGGCGTTCTTCAGCGCTACCCCATACATCAAGCGCCGCTGCGGACTCGGCACGAATCTGGAGTCGGTCGCCGTTGGCGCCACCGGGAACACGCTTCGTAAAGCTACGCCCCTGCACGGGGATGTAGACCGTATCGTTCGCTGGCACCGTGACGCGACCGGGCGAGAGGACCGTGGTTCCTGCCTCAGTCACCAACTGCACCTCAACCCATCGCGCCGTTGCTGTCTTGTTGTATACGGCCAAAGGAGTCAGCAAGAATATCTCGCCGGGGCGGATCGCCCGCGCAGCATCCAATGGATCGCGCGCCGCAAACGACTGACTTGGATCAGGCACAGAGAAATCAGGCGCATCGACAATAGTTGTGAAAGCCGTTGGAACATTGAGCAAAGTGATGTTCAGCGGCTTGCCGCTTGCGGGTGTCTTACAGGTAATGCGGGGCATCAGAAGCTCCTTGCGATTGCTGTGCGCGTGGCTACGCGGCGAACTGCGGAATCAAACGGCGGGCCACCCAACTCGCCAGTATCGGCGTTGATCTCCAAGCCACCCACGAAAATCGCGTTGCCTTGGTCGTCCTGACCACTTGCGACAACCACGCCCTCATTCTGTTCGAGGATGCTGTCGCGGATGGTTGCGGCGTTATTTGCCGGAGGGATGCGGGCCAGAGCAACGCCCGCCATTACCGCCGTCCATGTGTGGCCAATCGCCGTGATCTTGCTCGGCTCTCGGCGCGTCACAGGACTGCTTACCGTGCTGACAACCGCCGCCGTCATATTCGTCACCATGGTCTGCGCTGCTGCGACGATGCCGAGCGCATTGATCTGGTCGCGCATATTGTTCCACGCGAACACAAAAGCCGTGAACTTCGGGGCGTCAATCACAGACGCGCCTACTGTGTTGAACATGCCGGCAGCGAAATCTTGGATCGGTTTTTCGGTGGCGTACTCAAGGCCCCACCGGATACATTGCAGGAAAAGAGCGGCGTCATAACGAGTGAAAGTTTCGTCCTGCGCCGTCCAACCCGTCGTGTACCCGCCCGATACCAACGCCGTCCACATATTGTTGATGATGGTGGTCTGCGCCGCTGCTACAGCGCTCGCGGCGGCGGTCTGTATAGACGGTGTGCCCGCCACAGCAGCCGGCACTATGATGTTGCGGTAGCCCTTCGCGGCCATCGAATAATCACCAAACTGAGTCGAACAGGCCGATAGGATAATCTGCCCCCCGGTCGTAGCCAGGAAGTGAATATGCGCCCACATTGAAACCGCGTTCACGGCGTTGATGAGCCCCCCATTCTTGGCAACGTACCCGATTCCGTTGTGTGTAACGGGAGTCGCGCCCCAAGTCATGATGTTGGGAAACGGGCTGTAGGGACTGCACACCAATCCATCGGCCAGAACCACACCGCCGCCAAGACCAACAGCGGGGTTTCCGTTGTCGCGGTCGAGCGGCGGCGCCACGGCGCTCCACGTACGCCCGGTGCGGATGGCGCATTTATGGGCGTAAGGCACGCGGTTGATCACGGCGCCTGGACGAAAGCTGAAGGCGAAGCCACTAGTCGGATCGGTCAGGCTGTCGAGGCGGAAGTCCTCGATCAGAAACCCCTCAACGAAGCATCCAGAGCCCATACGGAAGACATTGCGAGTCTCGTACCCAACTTCAGGGCGGATCACAGCCGTACGGTGTGCTGACCGGATGACGCAATTATCCGGCAGGTCGAGATGACCTTGCGTCTCATACGTGCCTGGGTAGACTTCGATCAGCGTCGGAACGCCGCTGGCAGTCGCGAGTTGAATCGCGCGCTCTAGCGTGGCCACCGCCTTTGTCAAAGATGACCCATCGTTCGAATCAATACCATTCCCCTGCACGTAAACGGTGCGCGACACCGCCTGAACCGCCGCGTTTACTGCCGCGGTAAAATCCGTGATCTCAGACGCGGTATGTGTGTGGCCGATGTCTGATTTACCATTTAGCGCTGTTTGCTGCGCGGTGGAGATCGGTTTGTTTATGTCGCTTGTATTATCTACGTTGTTGATAGAAAGCGCCGTACGCTGAACACCGACATTGGCGGCGGTCAGCAGCGTCCTACCGACCGTGGTGGAGTCCGTAATGTTAGCCGCGACATGCGTGTGGCCGACGTTTGATTTCCCGTCTAACGCGGCCTGCAAATTGGCAACGTCGTTGATGACGTGCGTATGGCCGACATTTGATTTCCCAGTGAGCCCTGTCTCAATGTCGCTCAGCGTCGCCTTTTTATTTACGCCATTCTGAACGACTTCAAACAGCGTATTACCAGCAAGGGCGGACGCCGCGGGAAGCTGCGAAATCTTCACGTTTGCCATAATCGACTCCTTAACACTTCCATACCCGTCGCGCTTTGCATATAGGTTTATTCGGCGTTTCGGAACAACTGATGTTGTGCATTTTGCGCTGGCCATCAGACCTAGCGCAATAGCTATCCCGCCTCGGCCCGCCTTCGGGTTGGGGTGGCTTCAGCCCAGGCTTACCAGGGTTCGCGCGGTTGTAGGACGCCCGGCCTTTGGCGTTGAGCCCGCCAGCCGGATTCTTCCCTTCCTTGCGAGTCCATGCCGGCGTCTTCGCCATCACTTAGACCCCAAACACTTCCCGGCTTTCGCGCACTTGGCCGGAGTCGGGCACCCTTTGCAGGGCTTCATCGGTTTCTTCGCCATCACTTCTTTCCTTTCGCTGCGAGTTCTTGGAAGCGCTTCTTGCCGTACTTCTGCCGGCCAATGGACGCTGCGAGTGCTTTGGGGTCTTCGACCCCTTTGCGCGAGAGTTTCGCGGTCAACTGCTTGAACCGCTCACCAGAACCAAGAGGGGGTTTTGCCATCGGGTTTGGCCCTTTCACCAACCGCAGAGTCTACGACCAGTCAAATTGTGCGCCAATATAACTCTCGCAGTCTCTACCGTCAGATGGTCGTCACCATGGACCAAAATCGGTCGCCATGCAACACATTCATTTCCGCGACCAGTCTCGGCGCAACCGCTCAGCAGGATCAGACTCGCGACCAGCCCTAGAATCCGCATCGGCTCGCTCCTTCGCTGCCTTTAATTCGTTCTGTGTGGACCGCGTACGCGCGGCGGTTGAACCGTCGCTGCGGCCCTTGGCCCATACAGCGAAGATCAACCCAAGCACAGCACCCACAGCCGCCATGTATTTCGCCACGCGGGCGCCGACAAGGGCCATGAACACGCTCACTTTTGGTTCCTCTTTCGCTTAGAGAGGACGTAGGCCACCGCAACCGCGGCCACAGCCAGGACAAGCGCCACACCCACCCATTGCGGCAGTGAACCGAGGCTTTGCAGCGCGGGAGCCGCCGTAGCCGCCGCAGAAGCCGCAGCAGCGACAGTGATCGCTCCCTTGCCTGTCTGCGTGCGCGCGGCTTGCCCGCTCGTCGTTACTGGCTTCGGCACGCCGGCAAGGCGAAGTCCCTCGTCAATGACAGACGCGGGGTATGGCTGGCCACCCAGTTCATGCGTGATGATTGCCTCGATCAACGGACGCAGATCGGCGTAATCGTGCATGTCAAGAATGTGGCTCTCGCTCGGCACCCCCATCGCACGGGCCACCGCTGATACATAGGCATCGGTGTTGTTCTCGTTGCCCGGCGCCCAGCGTGTGATGATCGCCCGAATGGTGCGGCGATTATGCCTGTCCTGATAAGTCGTCAGCAGCAGCGCCATTGCGCGGATGCCGTATTCGGGGCTCTGGAAAGTGGCGAAACGCGGCGGCGAGCCGGTCAACTCGATCCCGTTCTGCCCTTGCCACTTATTTTTGGGGTTCCAGTCAATGTTGCCTGGGTTGTGGTTTCTATACCCACGAGTCTGCTTGGCTTTCATATCACCTGCCTCCTTGGCTCGGCTGTGTTCTGGTCAGCGTCGCTTCCAGGCGCCGCAGCATTTCGGTTTGGGCTGCGATACGCTCGTCCACGCGCGATAACCACTCCCCGATCCGACGCGCTTCCTGCTTGGTCTGCTGCTCTGACAACACCAAACCCGCAATCTGGCGCTCTTGGTGGTCCACCCGCGTCGAAAGCGAAGCGGCCCACCAGATCACGCAAACGGTTTGCACCGCCATAGTAAGAATTAGCGCGAGAGGCACTTTTTTGTCTAGGTGCCAAGATTCCGTACGGGGTTGCTCCATTATTTCCTCCTATGACTCTTGGTTCTCGATAGAGTCTTACGCGATAGGACCACGTAGATTGGAGGGCGCCACGGCTGACCCATTCGCGTCAGTCGCCGTCACGCGGCAGAAGACGTGATAACCCTGGTCTGCGGCTTGCAGCACATAGGTCAAGGCTGTGGCGCCAGCGATTGGATGGTTCCCACGGAACCACTGCCGCGCGTAGGTCGGCGTCGCAACGCCAGTCCATGTGCCGTTGGTCGTGGTGAGGGTCTGCCCGACTGTGGCGGTGCCAGTAACGGCGGGCGCGACCGTGTTTGCAGGCGGAGGCTTACCACCAACCTTCAGCGCCTCAGTGCGTTGGTAGATGTTTGTGCGAAGGGAGCGCTCGCCGCGCTGGTACGCGGTAACACCCGCTCCGTCGTAACCCTCACGGAAACGAACGGCGCGTTGAGAACGAGAAGCCATCTGAAAATTCCTTTCAGGTTTTGATGATGTAGTTAAGGATCATGGTAGGCGGCATAGCCGTGTGGTTGTGCGGCTGACCGCCACCAATAGCGTTTATATTTACTGTGTGGCTGTGCGCGCCGCTTACGCTAGACTCACCGATTGACGGCGGAGTTCCGTTACCTTGAATGACGTATTTTTCGTCAAAACCGCCGCCAGCGAGCGAGCGAACTGGATACCTACGACCGCCATTATCTAGATTGTTGCCGGGGCCAACCTGATCACCGTTCCATGTCCAGTGAGAGTGGTCGCCGCCCGAAGAAGCTGTACCGCTGTGCGTATGGCTCGGCATCTGGTCTACGGTCAGTGTGGTGTTACCAGACGACTGAGAGCCGCCCGCCGCGCCAACCACCAAACCATCAACACCGGACACCGCGTTAGTAATACGCCCCGCTGCGGTTCCTCCCATATTGTCCTTACCGAAAACGGAACGCCCGCGAAGGTCTGGTAGGTTGAACGAGTTTCCGTCAACAGAACCGTAAGTCGTTTGCAGAATCCCGAACAAGTCTGCGTATGTCGCCCTGCTTACTGATTGACCAGCGCACAAAAGCCATCCTGCCGGCGCTGTCGATCCGGCGTAAGCCATCACGACACCAACTGGCGTACCTCTATCAGCCGCCGCGGCGCTAATGGCACCGCGCGCCGCGGCGGCGTTTGCCGCTGTAATGAGCGCTTCACCCGTTGCTGTAGCGCCAATCGCTACACGCGCGGCTGATTCGTCTGCGGCGCCGAAAAGAGCCAAACCAACTTCGGACGCGTCTGAGGACTGTAAAAAGGACTCCAAAACTATATTCGGAATCCGCATATCAATGGACGCGCCAACACCCCACAACCGGGCCAAACTGCCGTCTTGCGCTCGATCAACCATCAACACATCGCCAGCACGGGATGTGCATTTCACAATTTCCCAATTCACGCCTGATTGGATCGTGGCGTAAAACCACTCGCCGCTAACAGGGGCGGGAAAACGATTCCCAGTGCCGTTGGCGACCGTAATGGTCGAGTCAGACAACTGCGCCTGTAGCCCTAAAGTGGACGCGGCGTTGTTTTTGAAGATGACTGGCATTTATCCCTCACGCAAACGGTGCGAACTGAGCAAACATCGCATTAAGCCCGCGCCCACCATCAACTACGCGCCTCGCGTTGAACACCCCACGGTCATAGTACCACTGATGTTCAGGCGCGATGCGCTGATTGGTGTAGGGCTTATCCGGCACGCGGTACATGCGCGCAAGCACACCATGGAGCAGCGCGTCATGGTACGGGCGTACGATGGCCGGGAGGGCTGATTCTGTCATTGGGAGCAGAGTCAGCGCAACCTCAACTTCAATGGGGTCGGTGACATCCGCCGTAGGTGCTGGATAGACCCCCACTGTCCGGTCGTCCACGAGCATTGCTGACGCGGGCAAGCCGTCCTGCGTCGTCATGAGCGGCTTTGCAGCAAGCAGCAACACGCGGTCTTTATATGTGGCCCCAAGAAGAAGCACAGCAGACTCGCTATTCGTGAGCCCAAGCGCGTAAGTTTCAACGCCAACGCTGGGGGTCAGCGCAACCGTGCGCCTCCAAATTCGCGAGCGTGCGAGAAAATCAGAAACAACCCACCGAGACTCAAGGTCAACGGCGTCAGGAGTAGCGCCGCTAAGGCGCAGCATCGCCGCTTGGCGAATAGACTCCAAAAGGCCAAGAGTCTCGCTCATTGCGCCTTACCTCCCACCATAGCAACGCCAAACGCCTGCATGAGGACGACGGCCCGGCCATCCTGCGAGAACGTATCTTCACGCAGATCAGTGCGTCCAGCGACGTAATTCACCACTTGCGGGAACACCATATCCGGCAACGGGATCACAGTCGCCATATTTGCCGAGGTGTAGAGAGGGATAGAATCGCGAAGCGTCGTCAAAAACAAATCTGGACGCAGCCTGCGCGCTTCAGAGATCGCTTCGGTGACGTACATCGCCATTTGATCATTTGACACGCGATATGGCTCGCGTTCGTCCTGTATGATCACTCTGGCTGCGCGGATCACGTTTTCAACAGTACGCGCCATCTCGTCCCCCTAAAGGAAGTAGCCCGCCGTTTGGCGGGCTACCAGTTTCGCCATATTAGGTAGGCGTACCAGCGGAAGCGTCAGGCTTCGCGTACAGTTGGGCGTACGCGGTCGGGTCGATGACCTTACGGCCATAGACCTGAAGGCCGCGCATCAGGTTGCCGAACGTGCGCTCAGAACGCATCACTTCCATTTGCGTCATCTGAGACGCGAATGTGAAGGCGTTCTTGTGGCCGGCGTAGATGTAGGTCGCACCGTCCGTGTCGTTACCACCCACGCCATCCGTCGCAGAGGTCGGCAGCAGGTTGGAGTTATACAGCGTGAAGCGGTCGATCATACCCAGACGCCCGTTACGAGCAACGGAGGTGCCGTCGCCGGTCAGAGACGCATCGCGCAGATCGGAGCGCTTGAGCAGCGACGCAGCCCAAGCCGGGATCACGATCCAACGACCGTTCTCGGGAATGTTCTGCTCGTCAAGCACCTGACCCATCAGGATGATGTAGTCGATGATGTTCGTACGAGACAGAGTGACCGGCGTACCGGCAACCCCGAGGTTGATGTTCTGCGAGATGCGCCCGGCGCCCGTGCCGCGGTTGCGAGCCGTAGCTTGGTTCACCAGTTGCAGCAAGCAGTCGGTGTCGATCACGATCTTCATTTGCTCAGAAGCGTCAGCCGACCACTGATTCATTTGATCAATGTCGGACTGAATCTTCATCACATCGTCAAGGTGCAGGTTGAAGTACTTGCCCTGGTCGATGAGCATTTCGAGCGTCGGAGAGGACGGACGATCAACCACGAGTTCCTGATTCGATTCGTAGTTACGAATCGTGATCGTCGGGCGAGTACGCATGATGATTTTGTCACCATGGTTCTTGATCTCGCCTTCGTAGTCAGTGTTCGAGATCGCGGCGAGAACCGTCGCGTCATAGAACTTCTCGATGAGCTTCGTAGACCAAATTTCAGGGATGAAATTGGTCGTATAGGCGGGGTTCGGGTTCGACCCAGAAAACGGCGATGCCGCGATAGGGAAAGACATTACTGCCTCCTGTTGGCAACCCAACAGCCTATCGCGGCTGTCGGATCAGATGATGAAAGGGATCATGCGGCCTTCACCCTACCTTCGCGTTGAGCTTCAGCAATGTCACGCTCGATGCGGTCCTTGTCTTCTGGACGGCTCCGATACGCTCCACGCGACACTTCGCGATAGAAGGATTGGATTTCCGCAACTGTCCAGACTTTTGCCCCAGGCTTGGCCGGTTCCGGCGTCTGCGAGGGCGATGGCTTCCCAGGAGCGGCGAAGTCCTCAAGCGTTGGGCCGGTTGTCGGCTGCTGGGCGGTAGCCTCGGGAGGCTCCGTACCGGAAGCCGGCGCCGCACCCGACGCCTTTGCACTTTGCGACTCCCCCACGCCCTGCTGGCTCAGGAACGCGGTAAAGATGCGCGCTGTGTGGACATCATTAAGACTCTGCACCGCCATGTCAAGCGCATTTCTACGCGGCAGGTTGTAGAGCGGGTCGAACTCATCCAACCATGCGTTGAACTCCTGCGAAGAATCAATCTTCTGCCAGTCTTTAACCGCCTCCCCAAGGCGCTCCAAAAACCGCTCTTTCGCGGTCTGCGCGACTTGGTTCTTCGTTGTACCAACAGCGGTGTTCACCGATTCCAACTTGTTCAGGAGTCGGGTTTCAAGCGCCGCTAGAGCCTTGGTGACATCGGCCATGATGTAGCGCTTGGCAATATCGAACATATCCTGCCCGTAATTCTCCAACTCGTCCTTTGTTGGGGTCTTGTACTCCGGCGTGTCGTACTCCTGAGCAGGGGCCTCGGTGATCCTCGCCCGCAAGGACTCGATCTCGGCTTCGAGTCGAATCCTGGCGTCGCGCTCCCTCGGCAGTTCGGCGTCATATCGCCCGCGCCATGTGCGGAGGTCGTTTTCCGCCTTGGCAAGCTGCTGGCGAAGCGCCTCAAGCTCCGCGTTCGGCGCGGGCTGAACAGCGTCAACGGAGGGCGGTGCCTGTACAGGCGTGGGCTGCATCCCAACGCCCTCCGTTTCCGTCACAGCCGTATCAACAACCGGCTGCGAGTCCGCTTCCGTAGTACCCCCTGTAGCGGAAGCGGAAGCAGAAAGCGTCTTGATCAAATCGTCAGCGGCGGCGGCGCGAGCCCTGACTGATTCTGGAATGTTCGATTCGCTCATCAATAAACTCCTTTTTGTTTCGTGGAGACACGGCGGTTGTATTCGTCAATTCGTGCGTCACAATTCGCCATGGATTCACGAATATTCCGCACAGCCGCAAGCTGGCCGATCAGTTTATATGTGGAGTGCGGACAATCGGAAGCATCGGCTATCGAGGTCACTAACCTCGATTCCGAATCCGTGAGACACTTATACAGCGCCTCAAAGCTGTGGGATGAAGCCCGGCGAATCGCTTGAAATGCAGTTTCAAGCGCCACCGGGCTCGCGGGGGCTTCTTGCATGGCGCTTAGTACGCCTTCGGCATACGGTTGCGCACCTTCGGAACAGCGGCGCCGGTCGTCATCGTGCCACCCATCGGGTTCATGCTGGAGCCGCCGCCCTTGGCGATACCCGGCAGTTTGCCCTTAGACACGACCTTGGAATTTTTGGCCGCGCCCATTTTACCCTTACCACTCATACCCTTCATCATATTGGACCTCATTGCGGGGCTTGTGCTTGCAGGTTCACGCGCGGCCCCTGAATCGCGCTTGGACCTGTTTCTTCGCCGCCCGTCTGGTTTCCCTGGGCTTGCGCAGCGGCTTCATCCTGCGGGGCTCCCTGCGGTGCTTGGGACTGCGCCATGGCGGCTGCTTGCGCCATTTTCTCGCGCTGGATGAGTTCTTCGTCGCTCGGGACAACGGACTCGCCGTCAAGCCCAAGAGTGTTGGTGACGGCTCGTAGAACCGCCCCACGACCGCGGATTCCGAGAATCCCCGTATCCACCGGGTTCGCAGTGGCCTGAAGAAACTCAAGCTGCCGCTGACGCTCGGTTTCGCGCTGGATAGCAACCGTAACCCCTTTGACAACGATTCTCTCATCACCTTTGAGTCGCCCTGTCGTATCGGTCAACATCACGATGTCATAGAGATACTGAAGCAGCGGCTCGAAAATATCAATGTCAATGTTGCTCGCCACCGTCTGCAACATCTTGCTCGCGTTGCCCATGAGCATCGCAAGGCCAGACGCCGTGCGCCCGGCCCCACCCATACGCTCAGAGCCAGTAACATAGCGCGGAATGGCGCTGGTTTCATCTGCGATCTGGGTGAACTTCTCATAGACGCCGAGAAGCTGCTGCGCGTTCGACGCCGGCTGGAAGAACGAAACCGGGGTGCTGTTCACTGGCATGCCGGGGCGTGTGTTGAACCTCCACACCCGCCATGGGAACAACTGCGACGTGTCCTCGCCGGCAGCGATGAGGTCTTCGTTGATGGCGACCTGCGGCCCTGACGCCATACTCATGTTGTTCACGAGGGCGCGCAGCGAGGCGTTGCACACATCCTGAATGTCCCCAAGCACATCCGGCAGCGAGTTCCCTACCATGGTGCCTGGGACTTTGTTGTAGCTCGTAATATAGATCGGCGGACGCTCGCGCGGAGACGGCGAGAGCATCGCTTTGATAACGTAGTTGCCAATCATGTAAAGCTGGACTGAATAATCCCGCGTCTCGTCTGGGATGTCCTTCTCGCTCATCCCAAACTGACGCAGCAAGCGCCCGTGTACGGAGCCGTAGAAGGTGAGACAGTCGAACATCCCGCTCTCGTTTATCTGCGGGTCTTCCCGACTCTCCTGCTGAGCGCGAGTCGAATCCGTCGCATCCGGCGACTCAACATACCCGTTCTGGTATTCGTCCAGAACCTTGCGGATATTGTCTTCGTTGAACCCTTTGATCCCCAAAAGCGCGTTGATCTCGGAGCGCGACTTACGCTGGCGGTGGACAAAATCTGCTGACTCAACGCTCGACGCCCCCGGTGTCCACCAGAGGTCAAACGGAGAGCCGCGCATCCAATACATGCGCGACGTGGTGACTTTCTCCACCTTCATCTTGCCGTCAGGTCCAGGAACCCACTTGATCGAGGGCGACATATGGACTGTCGGGCCGATGATGTAGGCGAACGGGAACATGGACAGGTCCATGAGCGCGTCAGAGAGCGCCTTATAGAACCCGCCTTCTACGAGGAGGTCGTCAAGATACCGCTGCGCCTCTTTGGCTTCGTCCATCGCCTTCTTGCGCGTGGACTGCTCAAGCGCGGTTTCGAGCGCCGTACGGCGGGCGACAACTTCCTCCTCAGACGGAGGGGCGAGCGGCTGTCCCGTCTCCATGTCTGGCAAGCCAACCTGCGAAGCAATAGACGCTGTGGCGAGTTCAGCGGCGATGAGGTTGTCAACCGCTGCTCGCATGTCGTCTGGAACAGTCGGGTTCGGCGTGGGCGCAATGGCCCATGGCCGCTGGTCCGCGCCTAGGTAGATGTCACGTAGCAGCGCGGTCGCTCCGCGGCACTTCGCAGCGACGATGCGGGCGTAGACTTCAGACCCACCGAACTGTTTGATACGTGCGAGTTTTTCAGGCTCATACTCACCGTTGAACATTCGCAGCGCTTCGAGCATGCGCGTTGTCCAACCCTGGGAACCGTCACGGTGGCGCTTCATGATGTCGAATTGTTTGCGCACATACGCCGCAAGTTCGTCATACGCTGGCTGTAGTTTCGCCTCACGCGCCAACCGCGCTTTTTCTTCCCTGTCGCGGTCCAGCCTGTTCAAATCTGCCGGCGTCTGCATATTCACCAGCCCACCCCTATTCGGAATCATCGCAGTCTGCACAGGTGCAGCGGTCGGTGTTCCTGGGGATGGTCCGAGAATTGAATTGCTCATCGCGTTGTTGCCTTCATATAAGAAAGCCGCCAAGTTAAGGGCGCGGCTAGACCCCCTGGCAGGAGTGATATAATGGCACAGACGGATGCGGATTCACAAGTACCGACTATCCTTGACCCCAGTTTTGCGTCTATGGCGCGTGAATTGGCCCAAGATATACGCTCTCCAGACGACATTTTGAAGGATTACGGCTTCACAGGAGCAGGCGACCCGAAGTGGCTTTTCCTCCAAAAAAGCGCCGATTTCAGGCGTTTACTCGCGGAATCAGCCAAAGAATGGAACGCTGCGGACTCAACAAGGCGGCGAGTCCAGTTGAAATCCCTCGTCAGCCTCGAAATGACCCTGCCCAACCTCCATTCGCTTATCAATGACTCGCGGACGCAGCCGGCTGTGAGGATCGACGGTGCCAAACTCCTCCAATCAATCGCCGGACTCGGCGGTCCTGCGCGAATCAGTGAGGGGGAGAGTGGCGGGGGTGTGTCCATCAATATCAATTTCGGCGGGAACAGCGTCAGCGTGCAGAAGGCCCCGATTATAGAGGGTAAGGCAGAGGATGCAGACGATGAGTAAGCAGAAGACCAGCATCGTCGGCAACGAGATCAGCTACAACGCGCCGGTAACTGTCTCCTCCTTCATGGAGAGTGAGTCTTTCGTTCGTTTCATCCTCGGCCCGGTGGGCTCCGGTAAGACGACGGGCTGCATGTTCGAGTCACTGCGCCGCGCATGCGAGCAGCAGCCTGGGCCAGACGGCATCAGACGCACACGCGCGGTGATCGTGCGTAATACCCTCTCGCAGATGAAGCAGACAGTCCTCAAGGATGTGGAGACGTGGCTCGGCTCCATCGCCTATTTCAAGGCGTCGGAGAACCTCATTCAAATCCGCGTGGGCGACGTGCATAGCGACTGGTACCTGATCCCCCTCGACGACCCTGCCAACCAGCAGCGCCTTCTCTCCCTTCAGTTGACGTGGGCATGGATCAACGAGTTCATCGAAGTGGACCCTGACCTCATCCCCGCAATCGCCGGGCGCCTTGGCCGTTACCCATCAGCAGCGCAGGGTGGCCCCACATGGTTCGGCATCATCGGTGACAGTAATATGCCCAACGCCGGCTCACGCTGGCATGAGCTTCTTGACGTGAACAAGCCCGAGGACTGGTCCGTGCATATCCAGCCGGGCGGCTTGAGCGAAAGCGCCGAGAACCTCAATTATCTGACCCAGACGAACGAGACTCTCAAACTGGCGCTGAATCACCCAAAGCGGCTTGACCAAGGCCGGGAATACTACCGGCGACTGGCGCGGCAGCACGCGGGCAACTGGGTGAAACGATACGTGCATGCGCAGTACGGCGACGACCCAGACGGAACGGCGGTGTTTCGCGAGAGCTTCAACCGCGAGTTCCACGTCTCCAAGACGCCGCTGGAACCTTCAGACTCGCTCCCGATCATCGTCGCGCAGGATTTCGGACGTAACCCATGCGCGGTCATCCTTCAGCCGAACCACCGCGGCCAAGTGCTGGTCCTTGAGGAGATCGAAGCACAGAATATGGGGTTGGAACTGCATGTGACGCAGAACATCCGCCCTATCCTCAACAAGCCGGAATACATCGGCAAGTCGGTCATTTTCGTTGGCGACCCGTCCGGTGTGGCTAAAAACTCCATCTCTGAACTGGATATGTTCGCCTACCTCGAAACCCAAGGCTTTATCGCCTACCCAGCGCCCACGAACGACATCGATCTGCGAATCCAGGCTGTGGAGTCCCTTCTGTCGCAGAATATCGGCGGCAAACCCATGCTGCATATCGACGGGACACGCTGCCCGAGGCTCGTGCAGGCGCTCCACACCAAGTACCTATACGCCAAGCGCAAGGACGGCGAGAACCGCTCCATCCCCGAGAAAAAGCACCCCTGGTCGGACCTCATCGACGCCCTGCAATACGGCGCTCTGTGCGTTCAGGGTGGGTTCCACCAGATGCTCAAACGCGATATTCGCCGCCGCTTGGATGGTCAGACACGGGCGCGTGAGCCTCAGATGCGTATTGACGCTAGAGGGTGGACATAAAAAATCCCCGACGAGCAATCGTCGGGGAAGTGCCGGGAAGGATCAGTGTAGAAGAAATGCTGCCGGCGTGTTTATGCCACGGTTACTCGGCGGTGTCAAGCACATTTACGTCAAGCGGCTCCTGCGGCACCGCCATCTTCAATTTCTTCCGTGCGGGTGTCTTTGCTGGCTTAGCCACGGCAGGTGTTGTGCGCCCGACGAGCTTAGTCGTCAGATCACGCCCAAACAGAAGACCGTCAATGTTGGCGAGCCTGAAGCTCTCCGACATCGTTTTCGCCATGTCGAAAATGCGCTTCTCCTGCGCCGTGCGCGGCTTCATGACGAGCGAAGCCTGCTTGATCACGAAAGAGCGATTGACGCCGAGGCGCTGCGCGATTTCTTCCGTCGGCATACCCTGCTCGGCAAGGAAGTGGATGCAGAACGCACGAACGACGTAGAACGTCGGCGCGCAGCGAAATTCCGTCTCGCTTGCTTTCGTTTTTGCCTTCAGTTTGTTTGCGTATGCTGAATTTCCCTTTGTTCTTGTGGCGGGCTTCATTTTTGCGTTGGTTTTACGAGGCATGATCTTCTCCTGTTTGTTTCGGATGGAGTATCTCTGCTTGGCGCAGTAGACTGTTGATTTCGTGAAGGGGTGCGAGTTTGTGCGCCTTCTCATATTCGTTCAGGTATTGGTCAAGCGCACGGCGAATGTGATCTTGCGTCGGCAGTCCGTCATAGGCTGTCACGCGCTCCAACCGAAGCATCTGCATCGGGGTAATCCTGATCGTGAGCGGTTGAAGCTTTTCGTCGAGTTTTCGGCGGGCCATCGTCAATCCTTCCGGTATTGGCGCGGTTTTGCGCATGTAATGGTGCAGTCGCGCAGCAAAATCGTTCCATCAGGACGGACGAATAAACCATCTGGAAGGGTTGTGTTGTCGAGTTCGATCTTCACGACGGTCGGTACTGCGGGGTTGATGTGCGGGTATTCAGGCATTGGCGTTGGGGCTCCTTGGTGTTGTGGACAAGGGGTATATAGTACACTTTTTGGGGGGTTTCAAGGGTAAAAGTATACTTTTATTTTTGGTGTCGGGGGTATGTGTGGCTTACCTCCTGCCACAACGCCGGGCCTGGGGGGCGTTGTCCAGATGGGGGTGGGACTCTCGGAATCGATGGCGCAAAGCCGGAATCTGGCGATTCCTTAAGTGTAGGGTCAACCTACTTGCTCTTTGAAAAGGGAATCAGGATGAAAAAGACAGGCGGAATATATTTCTGGCAAGTCGGTGGCATCGGTGGGTCGTTCTATGTGACTCGCGCGGCGCGGCCAAAGGTCGAGCGCATGGTGAACGCATCACTGTACGTCGGCACTGTGATCTTAGGCTTCGCGGTCGGTTGGCACGGATACGGCGTGGCGATGGCTGCGATCTACAGATAACAAGCGGGGCTTCGGCCCCGCTCCCTTCCTCGAACAATGGAGACATGACTATGTATATGATCAACCTACACGCGCTGACTCGCGTAGGGGTAACAGATGTGCAATTCCTAGGTCCATATAGGACACGCAGCATTGCCGAAGCGTACGCGCAAGAAATACGTCTTCTTTGGGTGATTCCACCAGAAAAAGTTACCGTGGAACCCCTAGAGTATTACTACAACCCTCAAAATGAGGTGGTGAACAACCTTTTTGCGCTTGGCTAACAAGCGGGGCTTCGGCCCCGCTCCCTTCCCTCGAAACATGGAGACATGAACATGAGACTTATCGCTTGCCGCACCTACAAAATCACCATCACCATCGAAGGTAAGTCAGCGAGTGCAAAGCACTGGCGCATCAATAGCGCGGCACGAATGGCCGCTGATCAACTCGAAGACGTTGACGCGAAAGTCTTACGCTTCCTCGTTAACGGTGTGAAACTTAAATCGCGCTTCGCTGTAGGCTGGAGAGTTAGCCGCGGCAACGACTGGGCAGAGTGCAAGGTGACATGATCAAGGGGGCTTCGGCCCCCTTTTTCTTTGGTCGCGCGCAAGACGCGCTATCACACCCACCGCGCGACCCCTTTGCGCTTTTAATGGCGCGTGACTCGCGCGAGTCAGCAAAGCCGGAATCTGGCGATTCCTTATTCGAAGGGTTCGCCCTGATGCTCTTTGATTCTTGAATAGGAAAACATTTTCAGCGTGTCGCAATGGTGCGGCGCGTTGGTTCAAACCTCGCGATGCGCCGCGACAAGGCGCATCGCATATAGGAGAATTGCGACATGGACACGAATTACATGCAAGCGCTTGAAGCCTTAAATTCTATCGCTGCCACCATTGGGCGTGAAGCGCTGGAATCCACGCAAGCGCATGACAACAAAGAAAAGCGACTCGCTGAATCGCAAGCCGAATTGAGCGGCGAATCGCAAGCACTCAAGCGCGAATCTTCTGGCTTTGGTTCTGCGCGTTTCTCCGGGCTCGCGCGAGTCGGCGCCGCATATTCGTCTTTCCTAATCCAAGGGAAAGTAAACGATAATGATGGCGCGCAAGCACGCGATGCCGCCGAAGCTGCCGCGCGTTCGTTCGTCGCGTCTTTCACTGGTCAGACTGACAAAAGCGCGAAAGGCGGAAAACATGCCGGATATGTGACCACGATTCGGCTTGGCGATAAGGCGAAGACTCTCACTGATGCGCTGAATCGTCGCGTTAAGTATTGGGAACATGCGGCGGACTCATACAAAAATGATCCGGCGCTTTCCCCCGCCGAAAAGGCGCGCATGATTGCCGAGTCTGACCGATTCACAAAGCTCGCCAAGCTTTGCCCTGCCGTTGAAGGCGGGAATCCTGATATCGACGGAAAGCGCGCGACTCATGCCGGGCGCCCATCGCGCACCATCAATGGCGTCGCGCTTACATACAAAGGCGCGACTAATCGCGACTCACAAATTGCAGAAGCGAGTCGGTTATTCGCGCAATACGGCGACTCTTTCCTGCGTGATGACGTTATCGACTCTTTTCTGGACAATGGTGGCAAGCTTGAAAAGATTGTTACCGTTGAAGGCGAAGCGGCAAAAGCACTCGCGCTTGTGGAATATCTGCAAGCGAATGGCGGGAGCCGTTCTCAGGACTCCGCGTTTTTCCAAATGGCGCAAATGGTGCTGACTCGCATCACTCGCGAGGGCTTTAAGGACTCTATCGCGGCGGCGTTTGACGCTGGCGCGGCGACTCCTCAGCCTGAAGCCGAGTCCGACGCGCCGGGCGTTGCCTTTGGCGCCCCTGCGGTGGCTGCTGAAGCCCCTGCAACGGTGAAGGGCAAGAAGAAGGGCGGCTCGCTGTGAGCCGCCCTGGCGGGCGCCGCAGGCGCCCGCCGTGCCTTTTTGCGCTATCACCCGCTCCCGCACCCAGGCAATGTGGCTCGCGCGGCACCGACGATTC